AGCGGCGGCTCGGGCGGCGGATCTGGCGTGGGGTTGGGCAACGTCTCCACCATGTACCGGCTGGGCACCTCATCGATGATGAAGGACTTCGGTCTGGGCCTGGGCAACCTGGTCAACAACGCCGGCGGCAAGCTCTACAACCTGGGCCTTGAGAAAGTCGGCAGTTCGTTGATCGATTTTGGCGACACGCTGACGAAGTATTCCGGCATCGTCAACAAGGCCGGCGCCGCGTTCAGCTACGTGAGCGCAATTTTGAAGATTGCGGACGGCAAGTGGGGGGCGGGTATCGGAACTGCTGTGGGGCAGTGGTTCGGCGGCCCCATCGGTGCCTTTATCGGCAACTGGATCGGGGGCTTGCTGGACAAGGCATTCGGCTCGCGGGGTGCAAACCACTCGGGCGGCGTGGCGTCCACTGCCACCACGGATCGGGACACGGCCGCGAGCCAGGCGCTGGGGACCGATGCCTGGGGCAACACCTGGGGAGACTTCACCAAACGCGCCAATAGCGACATCGACAAACAGGTGGGTGACTCCATCAAATCGATGTTGGACTTGTATAACGCGCTGGCCAAGTTCTCGAACGGCACAGCCAAGGAAATCGACATCGCCGGTGGGTTCTCGCTCAACCCTGCGTACAGCGATGAAGGTGCCATGGGCTTTTTCCAGATCCTGGACAAAGCAACCGGCGAAGTGCTGACCAAGTACAAGAATCGGGACCTGGATGCAGATCCAAAGAAGGCCTGGGCGCAGTACATGGCGGACATGGGCGGGGCGGTCATCGACCAGCTCAAGAAGGCGGACATTCCGGGCTGGATGCGCGAGGAGTTCGACGCGCTGGGCGAGAACATCACCATCGAAGGTCTCAACGAAGCATTGCGCACCATCGCAATGATCGATGCGGCATTCCGTGGATGGGCTGACACCCTGGTGGGCTTCGCCAATCTGACCGCAAAGGCCCAGACCGAACTGCTGAAGTTCTCGGGCGGCATCGAGGCACTGTCCAACAACGTCAATGCCTTCTATTCCAGCTTCTACTCGGAAGAGGAGAGGGCGGGCATCCTGCAGCGTCAGGTGCGGGAGGGCCTCAAGGCGTTGGGCGTGGACATCGACCCAGCGGGCGGCGAAGAGGCCAAGAAGAAGTTCCGCAAGTTGATCGAAGACGCTTTGGCGTCCGGCAACACGGAGCTTGCCGCAAAGCTTTTGGCATTTGCCCAGATGTTTGGCGTGGCGGCGGACTATGCCCAGAAAGCTGCGGAGACGGCGGCTGATGCGGCAAAGACGGCAGCGGACGAAGCGGCGAAAGCGCTGGCCGATGCGCGGCAAAAGGCCAAGGACGCTGCCATGGCGAACTTTGAAGCTGCCGTGCAGCGCGAGCAGGACTACTGGGGCGCCATCGCCTCTGCTGCGCAATCGGCCATCAGCAGCATGTCTGCCGTGCTGGCCACGCTCAAATCCAATGCGCGCGAGCTGTATGGCACCGTGGAATCCACTCAGCAAATGCTCGCAGCGCGGGGAATGGTCTACATAAAAGAGGCTTTGGCAGGGGTGCGCGGTGGCCGCAAGATCACTGAATACAGTGATCTGAGTGACGCTATCAGCGCAGCCCGCAGCGGCATCAACTCCCGCGCCTATGCCACGCAGTTTGAAAAGGACCGCGATGCGCTTGTGCTGGCGGGCCAGCTCGCTGACCTGGCAGAGCAGGGCGATGTCCAGTTGAGCCAGGAGGAGCGGCTGCTGAAGAACGCGCAGGAGCAATTGGAGCGCCTGGACAAGACGCTCAGCTACTGGCGCGATCTGCTCGAAGGCAACGACAAGCAGATCGACGCCACGCTGAGCGTGGAGCAGGCCATCAAGGCTCTTGAGAAGCTGATGTTCCCTGATAGCCCGGAGGGCACCGGGACAGGTGTCGGGAAGGACAACGGCGGTGCGGTGCTCGGGCCGAGCACGCCGGGCAGCGGCGGCGCCTACACGCCACCGAAGTACGTGACTCCACATCCCGACGGATCAGGCGGCACCTTTTACAACCCGATCACCGATCCGGGGCGTGTGGCGGAGCTCGACAAGTACCGCGACGGGTATCACGCATTCGACGGCACGGGCGACGCGGCGGGTCTGAACCAGTGGATCAAGGACAACAACCTGTCGCCCAAGGACTTGGCCGACTTGTCGGGTCTGTACGAGCGCGATTGGGCCAACTGGTACAGCAACAACGGTTTGCCGTCTTATGACATCGGCACGAACTACGTGCCGCGCGACATGGTTGCGCAGATCCATGAAGGGGAGGCCATCTTGCCCAAGGCGTTCAACCCTTGGGCAGGAGCGGCAGGCCTGGCCGGGGCGGGTTCAAGCCGTGCCGACGCGCTGCTGGAAAAGCTGCTGTCCAGCGTGGAGCGGCTGGATGCCCGCATGGCCGAGGTCAGCGAAAGCGCAAATGCGCTCTACGACCAGCACGACAGTGTGACGGAAGGCGGCAACGCCAACCGGGTCGAGGTGATGAACATCAAACAACTGGCGCAAGCCATTGCAGAGGAGATGCAGGCATGAACCCATCTGCGCGCGTCATGGTGCCTGTGAAGATCGTGGACTCCATGATCGCAGCGGGCACCACCGTGCCCGAACCCAACACAGCAAACGGCGAGATCGCATGGGTCGCCAGTGGCAGCTATGCCATTGACGACTTGCGCACATCCAACGGGTCCGTGTACTCGTGCATACGTGTGCACTCAGGGCGTGCGTCGCGCCCCGAAGCGGACCCCGGCTACTGGCGACGCAAAGGGCCTACAGATCGCCTGGCTCCGTTTGATGACTACTCGTCCACCAAGGCGCGTGGGAAGGGGGTCATCACGTTCGTGCTGACCCCTGGATTCATCAACGGCGTGAGCGTGTATGGCCCAGAAGGAGCCACCTATTCGCTTGTCGTGCGCGATGCGCCTGGCGGGGACCTGATACGGGAGCAGCACGGAGATTTGTATGCCCAAGCGGCAGGCCTTTGGGAGCTGCTGTTCACGCCGCTGCCTGCCCTGGAAAAGATCAGCATGGACGCCATCCCCATCGCGCCCAATGCCGAGGTGACCGTGACTATCCGCGCGCCTGGTGATGGGGCGGTGGCGGTGGGCGACATCAAGGCGGGCGACTGGCGGTCACTCATTGGTGACGCGGATATGGGAGGAGTCGAGCGAGGCGCGGAAGCGCAGCGCAAGCCCTACACCTACCGCAAATACAACGACGACGGCACCTATGACCAGGTGCGGCGCGGCAATGCCCGCGACGTCTCCTGCCGCGTCCTGCTCGACGCAGAAGAGGCCATGTACGCGGATGCAACGCTTGGAGAAATCCTCGATATGGCCGTGCCGTTCGAGGCCTCGAATCTTCCCCGCCTGGGCTACCTCAACACGCTCGGATTTGTCTCTGGAGCAATCCGAGCGGACGACTGGGGGGTGACCTCTTTGACACTCAACATCAAGGGAAACATCTGATGGCAGTTCAACCAGCAGCCACACTCACGCCGATACCGGAATTCCCGGCGCTGTCAGACCGGGCAGCCGGCACCTACAACAGCAAGGCGTACGCATTTGGAACACACATGGGCGGGCCTGGCCCATTCGTTGGAGAGATCAACGCGCTGGCGGCCAATGTGCATCACAACGCACAAGAAGCCGTAAATGCTGCAGACGGATCGGGTGATGCGCAAGTGGCTGCCGAGGCCGCCCGCGATGCCGCAGCGGAAAGTGCAGGGGCCGCTGATGGGTTCTCGCGCAACGCGGCCAGCTCGGCCACCGCTGCAGCGGAATCGGCCGGCGCGGCTGCGGACAGCGATATCGCTGCAGCCCAAAAAGCTCAGCTTGCCGATGCGGCGCGCCAGGCGGCCCAGGACGCCCGAGGACAGACCCAACTGCTGCGCAGCGAAACCGAGGCTCTACGCAACCAAACTCAGGCGCTGCGCAACCAGGCTGAAACCTTCGCCACCGGACAGCTCAAGGGCAGCAGCACCACCAGCGTGGTGCCGGGCGCCGGCGCCAAGTCCTTTGCGATGGAGGCAAGCCGTTCGTTCGTCGCTGGCATGTACCTGATCGCCACCTCGGTGAGCGATCCTGCAACGCAGATGAGCGGGCCGGTCCAGAGTTACGACCCCGCGACGGGCGCGCTGGTGATTGCGGTGGACAAGTTCGCTGGTGCGGCGGCGAGGGCGGATTGGGCCATCGGCATCGCAGCCCGCGCCGGAGCTACCGCGCTCGCGCGCCAGGATGTGACTGCAAACACCCTCTGCGTGGCGGGGGTCGAATACGTCGTGGTGGCCCCTGGGATCACGTTGACCCTGCCGACGAACTGGAGCACAGACGAAGAAATCGCGATCACGGAAGCCATCGGAAATGGTGCGCAGTACACGATCGTCTTCGGTGGCACAAAGTTGCGGTCGCAGACGATGGGCACACAGGTCATCTCAGCCGTCTTCGGCAGCACTGGGGTGCTCCGACATCGCAACCCAGCACAAGGACTCGTATGAATACACTCGCATCCCTGCTCGGCCAAGGGGGCGGCGATTGGCCGCTGTGGTCGCCCACGCGCATCGTCCTGCAAGACCAGATCGTGCGCAGCCCGCTCGATCACGAACTGTATTCGCGCACATCGGCCACTGGCTCCAGCGCGACGGACCCGGCTGACGACATCGTCAATTACAAGGCCGAGTCATACAAGCGCTGGACAGCGATTGTCTGCGATGCCGAGCTGCGCAATCCGGCTGGCTCATTCGCCATTGGTACGAAAAAGATCTCCACCCCTGTGATCGCTGTCAATGTTCGCACGCTCGTGCTGGAGATGATCGGCCGGGGGATGGTGGATTTCATGGCCGTCATGCGGGGAGGGTCGGGTCCGATGCGCACGGAACTGGTGATTGACGGCCGCACTATCTATGACGACACGAAGACGTGGAGCGGTGCAGTCCAGTGGAGCACTTTTCTGGGCAATGTGACCATGAATGGCAACAGTCAGCTTGACACCCCGATTGATGCGGCCACCCCCATTGAGTTCAAGCGCCACCTGCGCCTGTACATGACGCCATCCACAAGTAGTTTCTCGGGTCCCGGGCAAGTCGCATACAAGCAAAGGAGCCAAGCATGAGCAGCGAAATGATCGAAGAGATCGTTGGCGGCGTGGTCGTGCGGCGCTGGCCCGATGCGCCGCACGTCGATGCAGTGCCGCACTCATGCACCCGCCGTCAAGGCCGGCTCGCACTGCTCACACTGGGCCTGCTCGAAGACGCCGAGGCGGCCATTGCAGCGATGCCCGATGGTGCCGACAAGCGTGCTGCGCAGATCGAGTACGAAGCAGACACCTGGGAGCGCGGCAATCCTTTTCTTTCGGCGCTCTGGGCTCAGCTCGGCGGCACGCCGGAATCGCTCGATGCCGCGTTCGCGCTCGCTGTGACGCTCTGATCAACACCACTCCACAACAACCCGCTTCGGCGGGTTTTTTCATGCCTGGGAGGGCTATGAATCAACTGGAACCGACGAATGTGGCCATTGCTCTGGCCTCGGTGCTGTTCGGCCCGACGCTGGCCGCCCTGGTGGGGCCGTATGCCGTGATCCTAATTGCGTCCACCGTTGGCGCGGCCTGGGCGCTGGGCCGGCGCGACCCAAGCGCGCGACTGGGTGCGGCCGGCTATTTCCTGCGGCTGAACGTGACGGCGCTGCTTGTGACCTGGGGCCTGGCCACGTTGGCAGGGCGCTGGCTGGGCTTCGATGAAACCAACTGGATGCTGGCGCCCATCGCGTTGCTGGTGGGTGGCGTTGGCGACGACTGGCCCCGGCTCGGTCGGTGGGTGTTCGAGCGCGTGGCGCGGGTACTGGAGCGCAAAGCCGGTGGCGGCGAGGGAGGTGCGTGATGACGTGGCAAGCACATCAACTCCTGGCCATGGCCAATCTCGCGATCTGCATGGGCATTGGCTGGGCCTGCATCTGCAGGCTGAACTCCC